CTCCTATTCAGGATCAATAAACTTTATATAGGGATTACTGTAATACTACATCATGGATAGACTCATTCTATTGCATTTAGCCCTATAGGCTAGAACAGTTAATCCAAATTTTAAACAATTTTTATGGCCGTATGGTGGAGAGTCCGAACACGCCAGACTTAGAAGTTAGCTAAGGGCGAAACTTAAAGGGTGAAACTCAAATGTTCGACTGAGACATCTGGTTGCTCGTAGGGGCACGCGTAGGTTAGAATCCTACTACGGCCACCATTTTGGCTTCTGTGGTGTAATGGTCTGCATAAAGGTCTGTGAATCCTAAGGTTTCGGTTCGATTCCGAGCGGGAGCCCTCTTATAGTAAAAAACTATAATATTATAGTATATTCTTTGTTGAGTTGGTAACAGATATATGTTACCAACTCTACATAAAATATACTGGTTGGAGAACGATTGCTGGAAACAGAGGAAGTTCGTCCCTCCATATAGGAAGTGTGATCCAGAGATGGATATTGGCAGTAATGTTATGGCAATGGAACAGAGACGAGAATTGTGAAACGGCTACCCCACACGGAGCAAGGATAAATAAACCCCCATGTGCCTATACTAGGGTTGAGTAATCCGCTAAGGTGAATATCGTTAGAACAGAAGGACAACTACTCCCAACCATTTCACAAAACTATATATAGGTTGTGAACTTATGTGAAGTTATGTTTAGAATATCTGGATCATCCAGTTCAGGCATATAGCCTGTAGTCTAAACAATTTTATAAATGGTATCATTGGGCATTGGGAAGCCCGATAGTCTTGAAAACTATTGCTGTTAAAGGTTTGTAAGTTCGACTCTTGCTGATACCGCTCGCGAGTGTGGTGATCAATAGCAACATACTGGGCTTCCAACCCATAGATAGGGGTGCAACTCCCTTCTCTCGCACTTGGTGTAATGGAGATATTGGTACTCTCGACATCCCCGCTAAGGGTGTGATCGTAAGGTTTGAAGGTTCGAGTCCTTCTTACATCGCTTTTTATCCTTATATGGTAATACTTTTATAATACTAGTATGGGTTCTCCTGTATATTTCGGTGGTCTGGATTTAGCAAAAAGAGTTGATCTTTCTGCATTTGTACTGTTAGAATATGACAATGGTGTTTTAACTCAGAAGGGACAAAAAACATGGGAACATATTAACTATAAAGTAGTTGCTACTGATATTCTTAAGATTCAACGTAAATATAGAATGACAAAAATAGTAGTTGATAGAACTGGTGTAGGTGATGCAGTTATGGAAATGTTTACAAAAGAAATCCCTTTTGAAGAGTTTGTTATGTCACTACCTACCAAAATAGAAATAATTAATTTAATACATTTATTATTCCATGCAGACAGATTAGTTATCAAAGATAAAGAACTATATGATCAGGTTCTAGAACAGGAACAACACATATCAGACGCGGGTAATATTCTATATAGACACCCAATTAAAAAACATGATGATTTATTTTGGGCTCTTGGTTATGCTTGTTTTGCAGGTAAAGGGTATTATCAGGGGAGACCAACTTATACTATGAGTAGAGTTGATAGGAACATGAAATCCACAGGAGGAGATAGTTTTGAGGATGATATTAGAAAAACAATGGGAACAGGTTGGAGTATGTATGGATTATAATTTCAACTCTTATATATCCGATAAGCTAAAGTTTATATAGGTATGGTTACAAAACGTAAAAAGTCTGCATCTAAAGTTAGAACTGCTAAAAGAACTGCACCAATTTCTAAATTAAGAGGTGCCAGGGGTGATCGTAGAATTGATGCAAGTTCATTATGGAGACAACCTAGATTCGATCAAGGTAATTGGGATGGTCTTCAGGTTTGGGTTCCAGTTGATCCTTATACACAAGAAGAAAGATTACAGTTTAGAGCTTCCATGGAAAATCCATATGTTTATCGTGCTAACTGGATTATTGCTAAATTAACAACTGGACAGGGTTATACTACTGAAATAGTTCCTAGAAAAGAAGAGGATATAGAAGCAGAACAATTAGATCAATGGAAACAAACAGAAATAGATGTACCATTTTTTGGTAAAAAGATGTCACCACAAAAAATACAAGATTTTATAGATAGAATAAGTGTTGATATGGATTTAGCTGAACAGGTTTTTAATGGTTATTTAACATCAAGAGAACAAGGAAGATGTATTTTAGCCATAACACCAATAGACAAAAATGAAGAAAATGGAGAATGGCAACTACCAGAGGGTATTAGATTGATTAGACCAGAATTTACATTAAGACCTTACTTAGATCCAAATACGGCAGAATTAGTAGGAGTTCAGATAGTAGGTTTAGTAAGTACACAACAATTTATACTACCTTCAGAACGAATGATTTACATAGAAAACGGATTCAATAATGAATTGTTCTCAGATCATTATGGTGTATCTCAGGTATCAAGAGTTGCAGACTGTGCTAATGTGTTAAATTTAATCTATGCAGATGATTTCCTTCATGCTGCTGAATCAACTTGGCACCAACCAAAAGTTTTCGGTGTACCAATTCAACCACAAGATTTCGGTAACGAAGGAACTATATTAGATGAATTTCTTACAAAGAATTCAAATAGTAAGGGACAGGATATAGCAGTTGTAATGAATCCAGACGGAGAAGGAGGGGTAAAATTACTAAGTTCTTCTACAAACTCTGGTGATATAAGTGGATTAGAAAGAATAGTAATAAGATGTATTAAAGTTGTTTTGGCCTATTATAATTTGCCAGGCTTTATGTTATCAGAGGGGGATTCTGGTGCTTTAGGTGGTAATTCTAATATGGAAGAAATTGATATGTTTATAAATGCTGAAATAGTTCCTGAAAGAATAAAATTAGAAAACATGGTTGAAAAACAATATTATGATAGGGTACTAGCGGTATTATTCCACACTAATGAGCCTTCAGAAGTTCCTGTAAAAATGAAACATAAATTTAACAAACCAAAACTTGCTTCCGTATTCAGGGCTGATTTATATGAGATGGGTAAAGATATGGTAGCTGAGGGATTGATGGATAAGGACGGTTTGATTGAGATGTTAGGATTAGAACAGTTCCAGAAAGAGAAGATAACATATACAGAGGGAGCAGATGTAGATCCACAAAAACAAACGTGGTTACAAAATCAATGGAAAGATCATCAGCATCCAAGTGTAACAATGGTTTGGGATGCAATGCCTAAAGGTTGGACACCCCCTCAACCATGGACTAATCAATTTGGACAATGGCCAAATCAACAGGTAAATAATCAAGGAGTACATAACGAACCAAGACCAACTTTAGAACATACCAGAACTGAATCCTGGCCACCACAAAAGAGGAAGAGACCGATTGCTTAAGAAGGTGAGAACATGCTGGAATTACTTAGCGTATGGATTTTGTCGAATCTACCTACAATACTTGCGCTTGGAACTTTGGTAGGTGGAGGAACCTACGGGGGTATAAAATTGTTTAACAAAAAAGTAAATGACGCATATCAAAAAGGTAAGATGGAAGAAGCTTGTCTGAAGAGAATAGAGAATAAAGCAGATGACGCTATAGCAGGTTTAGCTGAAATTACTGATAAGGTAGATGAGGAAGTAAAGACAGCTAGAGATCATCATCAAAGACTCTATGATAAACTAGATAAACAAGGGGAACAAATAGCAGACATAAGGGCTTCTGTTAATTATATCAAAGGTAAATTTGAACCTCAAATTAAGAAAGTTTAAATATCGCTGAAGTGTGGATTATCGCATGACAGAATTCGACAAACGGTTAATACCAAACTATGTCTTTGCAGGTGCAACAATAGCAACATTCCTGTTTGCGTGTATTTTCGCATTATATAATGCAGATACATTGATCACTATAATAGAAGGTAGTGACATATCAACAGGAACCGCTCTAGTATTGGGTGGTGTTGGTGGTGCACTATTGACAGCATTAATCGTAATAACTAAGGACGTATATCAGTTCTTCTTTAGAACTAGTCCTGAAGAATAACATCTCAGTTTGAAAACTTTTTATAACTAGATGTTCTATATTTTTTATGGTAAAGTTAGAACCAATTTGTGTTCATGAGGACGGTATATACAAAAACCCTGCTATAATACCTCAATTTTCAACGGTTAAACCACATGACGATTCTATATCTAAACGTATTTGGGATGTTCAAACTATTACATGGAAACTAGAAACTGATGCTCCTACTATTGCGGAGAGACATTTAGAGATAGATATAATTAAAAAATCAGCTCTTACTATAGGAATGTTCATACCAAATAGTGTTAGACAGAGTAGGAGATCAAAAGCTGATACAGATATTATAATTAACTTCCTCACATCAAAAGAGGAACAATTTTTCAAAGATAGACCTAGTGTATTAGCTTTTGCATTTGGCCCATATGCTAGTGATATAGGTGGGGATATAACATTTAATGCTGATTACTTTTGGTGGTTTAATGGTAACGGTGTAGACGCCGAAACATATACAACCATAACAGGAAAAGAGGTTTCTGCTGGGGTTACTAGATTAAGATCCTATGATATGCAACATACTATGACTCATGAAATGTTACATGGTTTTGGATTACCTCATATTACCTGTGAAAAATGTATTATGAATCCCTTCTATAATGGTGAAAGAATACCAAAACAAGCAGAAATAGACTATTTACATAATTTATATGGAAAAGCAAATCTTAATCATAGAATTAAAGAAATACTTCTAGCTAGAATTGGTCTAGGGGTAAATAGATAAATTCTTTATATATTAATCTACCCCATTTAATAATATGGTTTGGGTAACAATCACAGGTGCTGGCGTTACTACAGCAACAAAATTCTTTGGAGATGCACTGAATAAAGTCTCTAATTTGTTTAATGATGTTGTTGATGTAGATACAGTACAAATTAATTCAATTTTTGAGGTTCGATCTACAAAATTCAAAATTCGTGATTTTACAGATGAGACTAAAGAAGTAGAATTTATAGTTTCTGCAATTGCTACAGGTACAACTAGAACTATTACTGTCCCAAACGCTAACGTAGATTTAACAGCTCTAGCAAAGACTACAGATAATCTTAGTGTGTTCGCAGCTACAACCTCTGCTCAATTAGCTGGTATTATATCTAATGAAACGGGTACGGGATTACTAGTTTTTGGAACTTCACCTACTATAGTAACCCCAACTATTGCTAGTTTTACTAATGCAACACACGATCACTCAAATGCAGCTGGTGGTGGAACAGTTGCTTCTACTAGTCTTAGTGATTCAGGCAATCTTGCACGTATTACTACAACAAATATATTTGGAGATTTCAATCAACAATTCTTCCATGATAGATTTAGAATTCAAAACCCTGCAGATACATTCGATTATATTTTTAATACATCAGCGATTACCGCAGATAGAACTATTACTTATCCTTTACTTACTTCTAACATAACTTTAGG